GTGGTATGTTTTTTAAAAATATACACTTTTTTAACAAATATACAAAATTTATCATTTTATATTAATTTATTTAAAATTTTATTTTCATCATATTATAGTCTATTTTCTTAATTCTTTTGGTTATACATATTTTTCTAATGCACTAATCATTTTTTTTGATTTTCTTTTGTATGCAATCGTTAAAGCAGTCATATTATCACATCTATAATGTATTGTTTCTTTGTTTAACCTTGGTAACATCGCAAAAACAACACTTACAAACGAATTCATACATGCATATTGAAATGTTGATATTCCATTTGATATGTCATTTAAAACTTCATCAGTTGATAAATTAACTAACATTAATGCTAATGAAGATAATCCGGCAGTACAAGCACAATACAATGCGGATCTATCATTACCATCATATGAATTCATACAATAATGATTTATTGCATTTTTTGACATACGTTGTGCTAATTTTAAACCAATTGTTTCATAACCACCTTCACATGCAAAATGTAATGCAGTTTTGTCATCATATCCAATGGTATTTAATGTATCATCTGACATTAAATCAATACATCTAATTATTTGTTGTTCATCATTTAAACTATTTATTGTTATTTCTGAATCAATTAATAATTGCATTAATGGCGTATAATTCTCATCGTTTTTGACATTTAAAATTGTTTTGTTTGCTTTTTTTAATATTTTATGTATCAACTGATTTGAATTTGAATTTGAATTTAATACAATATTTAATGCACACTGTCCATTTTCAGATACATAATTTTGAAATATCCAAAAAAATAATAACAACAATGTCTTATTCTAAAGTTAAAAAAACCCTTAAAATGGGTAGATATTTTTCCGTATTTCGTTTTCTTCGTAAATAGTTCATTTATATATAAAAATTCAAAATTATAATTATTTAATCGTGTTTGTTATTTTAAATTTTTTTTTATATAGTTATATATAACATATATAATGAAACAAAAAACACTGTTACTCACGATGAACTAATAAATTCTAGTTTAGATAATCTGAAAAATGCAGTCGACAAATCAACTAGTTTCATAAATGTTTTGACAGATAAACTAAAAAATATGGAACAACAAGAACAAGAAGATGATGTCAAAGTAAATGAAAGTTTAGATGAATTGGAAAGTGCAGTCGACAAATTAACTAGTTTGATAAATTTTTTGACAGATAAACAAGAAAAAGAACAAAAAGATGCCAAAGTAAATGAAAGTTTAGATAAATTGGAAAATTTGAGTTACAATAAATTACAAATATCATACAATAATTATAATAGTAGTGTAATTATCACAAATACATATGATCAATCATCTGTTCAAATAAAATGCTTAAATAATAAAAATATTCCAAAAAATATTCCAGATGGAGTTTATAAAGAAAAAAAATATAATTGTATATTAATAATCAATAATAATAATTTGAAATTTATAGATAGTTATGAAATACCACCATATACTAGCGTTGAATTTCATAATATACACTCACAGTCAAAAAATGAAATATTAAATTCATTGTTAAACAATGATCCAATTGATGAATACTTACATGTTATTATGGTAATATCAAATCCAGTTGAATCTCAAAGACGGATCCAATTAGCAAAGGAGTTTATTACTAGAATGGAACATACAAGTAATGTTATTTTATACATTGTTGAATTATGTTATTCAAATCAAAATCCACTTATAGTAGATATAAATAACCCTAAACATTTATTACTTGAAACAAATACTGCTCCTCTATGGCACAAAGAAAATATGATAAATATAGGAGTTAAAAAATTATTGCCAAATAATTGGAAAGCATTTGCTTGGATAGATGCAGATCTTCTTTTTGAGAATACAGATTGGGTATTGAACACTTTAAAAATATTAAATGGTTACAAAGACGTTGTTCAACTGTTTGACTTTGCATATAGTTTAGATATTGATGGAGCAATTGGTTATCCTATGACGAGTTTTGCATATAGATATATTTTACAACTTGAATATAATAATCGTGATTGTGGTAATGCGAATGATTATTATATGGATGGTTATACGATTTATCATAGTGGTAATGCGAGTTTTAATACGAGTAATCATTGTGGTTATGCATGGGCAATGACTAGAAAAGCATTTGAAAAAATAGGTGGTCTGTATGATTTAGGTATAACTGGTCATGGTGACTTACATTTTGCATGTTCTGTAATTGGTCAAGGACCTTGTAGTATTTACGACAATTGTGAAGAATATCCACAATCCTATATATATAGAGGCGCAATCTCACCATATAAAAGATCAATTACAGAATATGCTGAAAAAGCCAAATCATTACGTCTTGGATATGTGCCAAATGGAGTAATTCATTTTTTTCATGGACATGTTGATAGTAGTCATTATGAGAATAAGTGGAAAATTACAATTAAACACGATTATGATCCATATAAACACATAATAAGGTTAAGTAATGGTTTAATTGCTCCAAGTATAGATTGTCCTGAAGAAATGATTAAAGAAATATCTGATATTTTTTATAAAAGATTAGGAATTGTATCAGAATAATTAACAACACCATATTTAATTCCAATATTCCATATTTCGAATACATTAAATTCATCTAATTCATCATTATCAGATGTAATACCTAATTTATATTTATTAGCTATTTCATTATCATATTCAGTTTGTAACATTTTTTGTCCTCCTAATAGTTTTTTCGTAATTATTTTGATTGAATCTTCTATTGCCAACCAAAAAGATACATTCAACTATATTATTATGTTTATTGCTAAAATGATTGACTCTTTAGTCTCTTACGAGCCTATGCGAGTAAAGACACAACCTTGATTAATGCCAAATACTAAATATTTTATTGATTTATCTAGTTTGTTGTATGCATTTTCAGTAACAATGTCAAAGTCAATGTCAGCCAATGAAAATGATTTTTTAGAATAGTCGTTAAATGGAATCTTAATTAAAATTAATTTGTTAAAATGTTTATGCAAATATTTGATAAGAGATTTATGATATTTATAGCCATTAAATAAATCTGGAAATAATATAATACCATAATTACTGTTATTTGATCCATTTTGTGTTATATTTAATTTTTTTATTAAATGAATATGAATTGAATATTCATTTGTTTTATCGTCATAAGGTTCAATTGAATGATAACATTGTATTAAACCAAGACTTTGATATAATTTAATTGCATTTGCATTTTTAGAAGCTATATGGATTTCTGTTAAACCATATTTATTTTTGACATAATCCATAAATAAATTAATTGCTTCTGAACCAATACCTTGACCTTGATATTTATGATCTATAAAAACTTGTTTAATTTAATAATGTGTTTTATCTGTATCAAGGTTTGTTAAATATTTAATGTCTTTAATTTTTTGTTTATTATCATATTCCTGTATTTTTTCATTTATTTTTAATGGATTAATAAATATACCAGTAATAACGCCAACACATATGTCATTTTTATAAATATATTTTGTATCTGGATATTCAGTGCTTTTGATCATTATATCATTCAATGAAGACACAGATGTAGATTTAGAATCTAATGGTGTAGAACATGGTGTGTCACTTAAATGAATCATTATATTAAATATTTTTATATATGAATTATATAAATTATAATTATAAACATTGTATTGATAATTTATTGAATTTAGGATGTGGAAGGAATTTAATAAGAACATTTCAAGAACAATAATAAATTTACCATTATAGAATATTATTATGTATCTCATAATGGATTAGTTGAATGTTATATTAGTAATCTACCAGACTAAGATAATCAATTAAAATATGTATTTATTTGCAATCATTAATAATAGGCAAATATAGCATAATGTTAAAATGATTATTTCTAGGAAGTATTAAAGATATGAAAATATAAAAAATATTTATATGGTTTAAATATGATAATAATAAAAGATGACTATTTACAGACAAATAAATGGTTTGTTATATATGCTATTAAACAATAGGTAATATTTTATATAAATTGAAAAAAATATTTAATGATAGTGTGTATATCAACACATATAATATTAATATATGATTACAACAAAGGTAATAGGTGTTTCATATGAATATTTTGTATTAAATGAAATTAAACATGATTATGATCAAGTATGGCATTGGTCACAGTACCGGAATACGTTTTGTATGAACTTAATGTAATTCGCAATTATGACATATTTAGTAAATATAGATATGATATTGGTGCTGATTTAGTTGCCAAAAAAGATAACACATATTATTTTGTACAATGTAAGAACTTTACGGAAACAATTTTAATGGAACAGTTGGCAGGATTTTATTTTCTGCTTCATGAATATAATTTAAATGGAATATTATATTACAATGGAAAATTAAGTCAACGTGTACAAGAGTTATCCAATAAAAAAGTACAGTATATCAATTTACCGTTTAACAATCAAACAATTATGAATTAATTGACGATGATGAGAGTTATATTAGTGATGAACCTGATTGTGGAAAAATGATATTTGAATATATGCATACGAATGGTGTGAATGATAATATTCTTAATGATTTTAATGTTATGGTTGATATGTATACAGAAAATACAGATTCAAATGTATTTGATGCAATTAGTCGAAGTATTTTAAAAACAGGAAATAATAGAGTATTAACATTTCATTCTAGATCCGAAACTAAATCAGACAAAGGCTCAAATGTGATTGATTTTGTTAATCAAGAATTATTTGTAAAATCATTTAATAAAGTTAGAAAAAAAGAATTTTCACATCTAAAGAATAAGTATAAAAAGATAACTTTAGAAGGTATTACAGCATCAATCAAAAATAAATTAAAATTGCTAGAAGAGTTTGATAGTGCAAAAGATGATGAAATTTATATATTGGCATCATGCAAAACAATTGGTGAAGGTATTGATACAAAAAACGCAAATATGTGTGTATTTATAGATCCTAAACAAAGTTATATTGAAATTATTCAAAATATTGGTAGGATTTGCATAAAAAATGAGAATACAAAAGGTTTAGCTACCGTTTTAATCCCAGTATATGTCGATGTTAATAAGTATAAAAATTGTAAAACAGAAGAAGAACAAGATGAAGTTATCAAAAGTGAAATGTCAAAAACAGGTGACTTTAATGGTATTCTTAGTGTATTATCTGCTTTGAGACAAGAAGATCCATATATGTTTGTAAAAACCAAGTTGCGAACTGTTTGTTAAATATAAATAATAATCTTATTAAATTTTTTAGATAATATCTATTTATATTTCATATATATTTTTCAATGACAAATATTCATTTTTCAATTCTTCATATTTCTCACGATATCCTCCTTTTTTATAACCATACATTCTATCAATTGGTATCATATCAGGTGTTAATGGATCTGTTTCTTTTTCTTTTTTAGGATTTTTTGTGTAATTTTTTTTAAATTTTCTTCCAGCATTTCTGGCAACCATATGATGATGATTTGTTGTACTTACAAATTGATTACATGCATGTATTGAAAGCATATGTGCATGCATATATTGATTCCACATAAATTGATCAATATATGGTTGTTCAAGTGTTGCAACTGTTGCAACACTTGTATTAGGAGATGGATAATTTTCATTACTTATATTTGAATTTGTATATAAGGTTTGTCCACTATTTGTGCTTAATTGTGTTAATTGACTTTTTAACGTTAAATCATATCTATTACAATTTGTAAAATAATCATTTTCATCTTCAAAATTATGTACATTTTTAAGAACACTCGTGTTTATTCCATTAAAATTTTTATGAAATATATGACATACTGTTTTTTGTGGCACATAAATTAATTCAAAAGGACGAATGTCAATAGATTTTCCTTTTGGTGCATCTAGTGTACGTGGTGCACGAGTATTAAAATTAAAATAAGAAATATTAAAATCACCACACATTAATACACTAACATTTTTTTTTATATTTCCCTTGATTTTTTCCATCAAACCATCATAACACGGTTTACCACTCAAATGTACATTAAATAATAACAATGTTTTATCTATTGTGTAACAAACATATTTATTGTTCATATCACAAAGATCATTATTTACATCAATACTGACTTCTAATGATTTTTTAACCATAAGTACAAATTGTTTATCATCTTTATAAACATTGTTAGAACCTATAATAATATTCCAATCTTTTGCAAAAGAGATGTTTAAATAAAATTGTACAAAATTTTGTGTACATTCTTGTAAACACACGATATTTATGTTATGTTCATTAAATAAAAATTCTAATAATTCAACAGAGTATTTAGATTTTTCAAGATAATATTTCTTATATTTATCATACAAAAACTCATCAATATAATTATTATCATTATTGTCATTATTACTATTATCAAATTGATACCATCTATTTTTAAAATTTCGAGAAGTACCTATATCCGTATATTTTGATCGAGGAGGAATACATAATTTATGAAAATCATTATTTTTATTTAATTTCATTGTATACGCATAATCTAAAAATGTTTTAGTAGATATACTTTCAGTTGATTTATGATTTTTATCTTTTTGTAATGTGTCTAATATACATTGATCCTCATAATTAACATTCCATGATAAAATATTTAATAGTTTATCATTTAGTTTTCCTTTGATTCCAATAGGTACATGATCTGATAAATATGTATTTTGATATATTAATATACGATTTGCAATTGTACATATATTTTTGTCTTGTTGTGACATATTATAACTAGATATATATATTATTTTATTGAATTAATAATAATTGGTATTCCAACCTATATATAAGTAGAAGAATAATTAAATTTTATTATTGAAATCGTCTTAATTTATTTATAATTATAAGTAAAATAATACCATAAATAAATTGCCGATAAAAAAAAATAATTTAACCAACATTAAAAAATATAGTTATATAATGGTTTACATATAAGCCCTGTTAAATCCAATGTATATTTATAAATATACATTGGATTTATTTTTTTATGCATGTTTTATATGAATTTTTATCAAAAACACCAAAAAAAAATAACCATAAGTATAATGTATAATTTAACTATTTTAACCAAAAGAATTAAGAAATTAGATGTTAAACAGTGGTAATATAAATAAAAATATATTTAAAAATAAATGGTAAAATTTAATATTTTTGCCCAAAAAACACAATATTAAATCGATGCTCTC